TCCTAGAATGGCAGCACAAGAATGTGACTGTGATTTTTCAACATCAGGTGATGTTGTATTTTACCCTGAATATATAGAATTTTATGAAAAAACTTACATTAAAGATCCTCTTGAACGTCGTGGCGCTGACAGAAATTTATGGGTATGGGAGCCTTGTGATTATTCGAGAACGTATATGGTTGTGGCTGACATCGCTAGAGGAGACGGAAAAGACTACTCAGCATTCCACATCATAGACATTGAAAATAATACTCAAGTAGCAGAATATAAAGGACAATTAGGCACAAAAGAATTTGGACATTTACTAGTAGGCATAGCTACAGAATACAATGAAGCACTATTAGTACCTGAAAATGCAAGTATAGGATGGTCTACAATACAAACAATAATAGACAGAGGTTATACTAATTTATACTATTCACCTAAGAGTGGAGAAGTAAGAGCTGATTCGTATTTTGACAGATACATGGATACATCAAAAATGGTACCTGGTTTTACAAATTCATCTAGAACACGACCAATGTTAATAAGTAAATTTCAAGAATACATTGGTGATAAAGGTGTAACCATTCAATCCAAAAGATTAATAGAAGAAATGAAAACTTTTATTTGGAGAAATGGTAGACCAGAAGCACAACAAGGTTATAATGATGATTTAGTAATGTCATTTGGAATTGCAATGTACATGAGAGATACAGCATTTAAATATAAACAACAGGGAGCCGATTTAACAAAAAGCATGTTAAATAATATAACAACAAACAAACCATCTCACATAGGTGCTTACAGACCAGTTAAAGACAAAAACCCATACAGAATAGACAACCCATATTCTGGTGGAGAAGAGGACATTAGCTGGCTTTTATAATATTTATACGATATACACACAATGGCAGATACTAGATTATTTTCAAGACTAAAAAGATTATTCGCAACAGATGTAGTAATCCGTAACCAAGGAGGTAACCAACTTAAGGTTGTAGATGTTAATAAAATCCAACAATCTGGAGAATATGAAAATAATTCACTAGTAGACAGATTTAACAGAGTATATTCTACATCACCTACTTCGCTATATGGTTATCAAAATAATTTTAACTACCAAACTTTAAGACCCCAACTATACTCAGAATATGATTCAATGGATACAGATGCTATTATAGCTTCTGCACTTGATATTATAGCAGATGAATCTACACTTAAAAATGATATGGGTGAAGTACTCCAGATTAGATCATCTGATGAAAATGTTCAAAAAATACTATATAATTTATTTTACGATGTATTAAACATAGAATTTAACCTATGGCCCTGGGTTAGAAATATGTGTAAATACGGAGATTTTTTCCTTAAACTAGAAATAGCAGAAAATTTTGGTGTATATAATGTTATACCTTACAATGCATTCCATATTGAAAGATTAGAAGGACAAGACCCAGACAACCCATCTGACATACAATATGCATTTGATCCAAATGGTGTTTCAGCAGGTGGTTATGGGTACTACAATGTTCCAAATGCTAATGATACTAATCAAAATCAAATTATATTTGATAACTATGAAATGGCTCATTTTAGATTATTAACAGATACTAACTTCTTACCTTACGGTAGATCATACATAGAACCAGCACGTAAACTGTTTAAACAATACACACTAATGGAAGATGCAATGCTCATACACCGTATAGTAAGAGCACCTGAAAAACGAGTATTTTATATGAATGTAGGAAACATTCCACCTGCAGAAGTAGAAAACTTCATGCAAAAAACAGTTTCAAAAATGAAACGTACCCCTTATATTGACCAACAAACTGGTGAATACAATTTAAAATACAACATGCAAAACATGTTAGAAGATTTTTATATTCCAGTTAGGGGTAATGACACAGCTACTAAAATAGATACTACACCGGGATTACAATATGATGGTATAGCAGATGTAGAATATTTAAGAGATAAATTATTTGCTGCTTTAAAAGTACCAAAAGCATTCATGGGTTACGATGAAGATACAGAAGGTAAAGCTACATTAGCAGCACAAGATATTAGATTTGCTCGTACAATAGAAAGAATACAAAGAATACTGGTATCTGAACTACAAAAGATAGCATTAGTACATTTATATACTCAAGGTTATAAAGATGAAAACTTAACAAATTTTGAATTGTCATTAACAACACCATCAATTATATATGATCAAGAAAGAGTAGCATTAATGACTGAAAAAATGACATTAGCCCAATCTATGGTAGATAGTAAATTAATTCCATCAGATTGGATATATGAAAACATATTCCATTTCAGTGAAGATCAATCAGATGAATATAGAGATTTAGTACAACAAGATGCTAAACGTACATTTAGAATAGCACAAATAGAGGCAGAAGGAAATGATCCACTAGAAACAGGTAAATCATATGGTACACCACACGATTTAGCCTCATTATATGGAATGGGCAGAACACAATCAGACCCCGGTAATATTCCTGACGGATATAATGAAAAAAAGCCATTAGGCAGAAAAAAAGAATCTAATACTGATCGAGGTAAACAAGAAAATGCTTTTGGTAAAGACCCACTAGGTAAAGAAGGTATGAAAAAAGATTATAACGATAATGGTAGATTAACTTCTAATAGGACTAGTGCCCCACTAGCAATGGAAACTAAAAACATGTTAAAAAAAGTACCTAGACCTCCTAAAACGGGAAAACAACTTGTTTTTGAACAGGAAAAAAAGGGAAATGGGCTATTAGATGAATCACAATTACACGAATAAACTATTTTTATATATTTATAAATAAACCAAACTGCAAGGAATGAACATTAAACATTCAAAGTACAAAAATTCTGGTATTCTTTTTGAATTATTAGTAAGACAAATTACTGCCGATACTTTAGACGGCATTGACTCACCAGCAAGAAAAATACTAAAAGAATATTTTGTTAAAACTGAATTAGGGAGAGAATACAAGTTATACGAACAGTTATCTAAACATACTAGTGTTACAGAGGCAAAAGCTAATCTAATACTAAATTCACTATTAGAATCTTCTTTAAATTTAAATAGAAGTGCTTTAAAAAGACAAAAATATAACTTAATTAGTGAAATTAAAAAACACTATGATTTAACTAAGTTTTTTAAACATAAACTTCCAAATTATAAAACACAAGCAGCTCTTTATATGCTAACTGAAATCAAAGCAAATAAAGAATTTTCTAACCCTGAATTAGAAATAAATAATAAGATTACTATTCTAGAACATTTATCTGAAAAATCAATAGTAAAAGAAACCAAAGAAACTGTTATAGATGAGTTTCAAACATATGATAAAGATTTAAGAACATTAACATACAGAGTATTACTTGAAAAGTTTAATAGTAAATATGATATATTATTAGAGGAACAAAAGGACATTCTTAAAGAACTTATCACATCAATAGATAACACACCTAGATTAAAAGAATTTTACAACACTAAAGTAAACGAAATCAAAGAAACATTAACTGAACTAGGTAATATAGTTACAGATAAAGTTACAAAGATTAAAGTTGAAGAAGTAGTTAAAATGTTACCAACATTAGATAAAACATCTAAAATTAAAGATGATGATTTAACTAACCTGTTACAATATTATGATTTAATACAAGAATTAAAAAATGTACAGGTTCAAGCTTAAAGAAATAGAAGTAGGTGATACGGCAATTAGAGGAGGTAAAAAATCTACTGTTTCTGCTATTGATGATGTTACAGGCAGAATTGAATGGGACATAGTAGATGCAGCTGACTTTTCATCAGTATACAAAGCACTATTAAAAGCAAAAGATTTTTTAAGTACATTGGAAAAAGAAGGTAAAGCTAAAGACGATGTAGTAATAGACGGATTTGCAGAAGATATAGCTAAATTATTCAACGCATTTAGAACACACGTTAGAAAAAAATACCCAAAAGAATACGAACGTGTATCAAGATTAAAAGAAAATGTATTTTATGATAATGAATCACCATCTTTAAAAGCTAAAATTGCGGCAGATGATTTTATGAGAACGTATCGTTCAACATTTAGAAGAGTTTATACTAATTTTGGTAAAGAAGCAGAAGCTGAATTTAAAAAAATTGTAAAATTAAAAATATGCCAATTACAAGAAGAAGAAGTTGAAGAAGGCGAAGGTATAGGATATTTAACACCAAACGCATTTGGTAAAAACAAGAAAAATGTTTACACCAGTCAATACGGATACAAATTAGTACCTAAAAAAATTAAAGGATCAGGTATGATAGTTAAACAACTATTCGAAAAAACTGACCGTAATGAATTTCAAGCAAAAAGAATTGCTGCATTTGATGAAGTAGAAGAAAGATTTAACAACATATCTAAACTCATATCTAATGCTAAGAATGAAACAGCAAAATACTACAATGAAAACCCAGGTTCATATGCAATAGTATATTCAACCGATTACATATTTGAACTATTAGAAGAAATTGAAGCAAAATTACTAAATAACCCAGAATGAAAACATTAACCGAACAATACAGATTAATAAAAGAAGACAAAGGACACAAAGGTGTTTTTCTTAAGGAAGCAAAAAAGCAATTTCCTAATTTATTAAAAAATAATTCTACGTTTAAAGAAGCTACAACTATCCTTAAACAAAAGAATATCATATCAGAAAATTTTGTAGGTACTCCAATGGTAGGTAACCCACTAGAAAGAAATAAGGAATCTTACGAAACTGCATTTGAAAACTTTTTAGCTGAAGCTGAAGCAAAAGCCGAAGAGAAAAAAGTAACTAAAGAAGTAGAAGAAGATTTATCTAAAAACTACAACTACAGTAAAGAAGCAGGTAAAAGTAATCCTGATACTATGATATATGGTCAAATCCAAATGGGTGTATATTATGAAGCAAAACAAGAAAAAAACGCTGATAAAACTTTAGAAGAAATTAAAGATATTGTTTATAAAAATTTAGATAAAGATTCAATATATTATACTAAAAACGGACAATTTGGAGTAGACGTAGGATACACAGATGATAATGTTGCTTTAGGTGAACCCGTAGAACCAAAAGGCCCACATAAATCAAGTGGATATGGTAATTTAAATGAAGTTGCAATTGCAGGTGGTTTAGTAACAGGTGGAGGATTTACATCTCAAAACTATATGGATTTTTATGGTTTACATGAAGAAGATACTAATGAGGCAACAGACCAAGAAGTAGAGAATCAAAAAGAACTAAATAAAGAATTAGAAAAAACAGCAGCTCTACAAAAGGACACGATGGAAGAAGATATGCAAGATGTAGGAGGTTATAAAATGACCTACATGGAAGAATTAGCAGATGCAGCTGAACAAGCTTATGATGCAGGTATGGATGTAGATGAGATTGCAGAATTTGTAGTGCAACATTTAGGCCTTAAAATGGGAGAATAATATGAAACAAGTACTTATAGAAACACAGCTATTTAAACCTGCTCCGGGTATGTTATCAGAAGGTAAATCCGATAGGGGTAATCCTTTAGTAGAAGGTATATTAGCCACAGCTGAAGTAAAAAACGGCAATGGTAGATACTACTCTAGGGATTTATGGAATAGAGAAATAGATAAGTACATGCAATTAGTTAAAGAAAACAGAGCAACAGGAGAATTAGATCACCCTGAATCTCAAGTTATTAACCTAAAAAACGTTTCACACAATATAAAAGATATGTATTGGGATGGAGATAATGTAATGGGTAAAATTGAAATACTACCTACACCATCAGGAAACATATTAAAAGCACTAATAGACAGTGGTATTACAGTAGGTGTATCATCCAGAGGAATGGGTTCACTAGAACAAAATGGTGAGCTAATGGAAGTACAAGATGACTTTGAATTACTATGTTGGGATTTTGTTTCAACACCATCTAATCCAGGTTCATATATGCAAACCATTAGAGAAGGTAAAGAAAATAATATAAACGTATACGCAAAAGCAAATAGCATAGTAACAGAAATACTATGTGCAAA